AGTGTATATCTGGATCTCTTCTTCCATACTTGGCTGCTTGGGCTTGAGCTGCGGCCACATTGTTTATACCTCGTTCTCCTGATTTTGAATCATATAGAGATTTCCATTCTGCAATAAACTGCTCCATCTCTGGCTTGCGTGAATACGCAACAGAGTTATTAGACAAGGCACGTTGTGGGCTTGCTTCCCACCAGTTACCTGACTTTGCCTGTGCCATTTCAATATCATTAATATTAGAAAGAGAAATCATTGCTGAGCGACGAACTCCTCCAACAACAACTACTTCACCGATCTTACACATAATGTCGTGGCATTCGATTGGCTTTAGGTTTCTTCCTGTAGCATTCTTAAACTTTGCAATTGTAAAATCAAACAAGTTAATAAGTGGCTGTGGGCCTGAAGATCTTCCACCCATTGTCTTAAGTCTTGCTCCTGCTGGTCTTACCTTAGAAACATCAATTGCTGGAATCTGTCCAGACCAAAGTAGTGCTAGCAACTCACGGTATGCTTTAGCCCAACCCTGCTTTGAATCTTCTACTGTAATTACTGTAGTTGACTTCTCTAAAGTTTCTGGGACGGCAGGAAGTTTATTAATGTACTTATACTCAACAGAGAATCCTACACCTGTACCGCACATAAGGATATACATGGTCTCATCAAATGAACGTGGGGAATCAACTGGTAGGAAAGCACAGTTATATCCAGCTACATTATCTCTTTCCAACGCTGCTCCTGAAGTCATAACAGAACGCATTGATGGCATAACATTTCGTTCAAAGACAAACTCTTTTAATTCCGCAACAAGCTTCTCATTTGGAATATAATTATGGTTCTTTTCTAGATGACCTAGCATGAAGTTAAAATATCTATCTACTGTTTCACCCCATGTCTCACGGCGATTATCTTCTGATATCCATCTTGCATATCGTGATAACGCAATAAAATTTTCGTATGGGTTTGCAATAGTCTTAGACATTTTATAGTACCTGTTTCTCCGCCTGGCGGTTAATTTAAATTTAGTGTGAAGATCCTATTCTACCAAAGAACGTTTAAAAGGGGAAGAGGTTAAGAAAATTTTTCTACCAAATGCTCAAAAGCTTTCTTAGTCAACTGATCCCAATTATAATCTTTATGTATTTTATCTGCTTGAGCAAAATAATATCCAGAGTAACCTTTATAATCAATAGATACATCACGCATTAACTCTTCTAAATGTTTTGCATCTGGTTTAAACATCTTTCCAATATACTCATCACCAACCGATTTAGGCAAAGTCTCATCTGTAAGTTTAGATTTTAATTTAAGTGGTCCCATATAGTCCACATAGTGAGACCAATCATATGTTGATATAACTGGCATGCCAGTTGCTAAACCTTGGAGCGGAATAAAACCAAAACCTTCTCCCCAAGTAGGATATAACAAAACATGATGACTATGATACAAAGCAACAAGATCTGCTTCTTCTAACTCATCTGTAATTAAAGTTATGTTACCGTATGCCTTTTCTGGACTCACAAAATTATTATATTGATCGTAGACTCTAACAGTATTAAACTTATGAGCTTTAATTGTTAAGTGATAATTTGGATTTCCTCCAAATAACTTAATAAAAGTATCTACTGATAGTTGTCCGTCTTTTCTTGGAGATGGTTCTCCAATGTGTAAAAATTTAAGTGGTTGTCCTTCTCGAACAACTCTGCGTTTTGGTTTCCAAATATCTTCTATGCCATGTGGGTATACATAGATGGGTTTAACAATTCCATTGTCTTTAAATATTTGTGCACACCAATTAGATGTTGCCCATACTTCATCGCAGGCATTAAATCTTTCCACCCAGTCAGGCCTCATTAATGTTGATTCCCACGGAGTATAACCAATCTGATATTGATTTCTATGCAACTTGTAATGATGGGGCTGAGTAAAGTTTAATTGAATAGTAGATTTAGGATTAGCAAAAGTTACGCTGTGTCCTAGATTATTTAAAGATTTAACAATATTTTTTCCCGCATAGCCAAAGCCAACGGCAGGATTTAGCCCCGCTTGAATAGTATAATAAGATATATTCATATTTTCTTTCTGGTTGACTGGCTTGACAGGCTTATCCTATCAATGTTATGATTGTAGTTCGTTATCTCTAGAGGAGGAAATGCCAATGGAGAAAATAAAACAACAGGTGAGTGATCTGGCTCATAACGTGGTTACAATAGTAATGATAACATTATTTTTGTTTCCTGTACAGCCAGTGAATGCCCTAACAGTAGAACCTTTAGTGAAAACTGAAGCCCAACTAAAGCAAGAAGTTTTAGATAGTTTTAGTAAAGAAATTTACAAGCCATCTGAAATGCTTACAGATCAAGAGCTAGTTTTACTGCTTGAGACTGTAGGATTCGAAGGAGTAGGCCTTAAGAAAGCCTGGTCCATAGCAAAGCGAGAATCTAATGGAAGACCGCTTGCATATAATGGGAACAAGAAAACTGGTGATAGTTCTTACGGAGTATTCCAGATTAACATGATTGGAAATCTCGGTCCAGAAAGACTGGAGAAATTCGACCTAAAGAGTAACAAAGAGTTATTCGACCCAGTAACAAACGCAGAGATAACGTACTACATGACTAATGGCGGTGTAGATTGGTCGGCTTGGAAGGGTATGACCCCAAAAGCGCAGGAATGGCTTTTGCGATTCCCAACTGATGCAAAGAAGTAGGAAGCAATGCAGATACAATACGTATCTAAGTATATAGCCTTATCGAGAGAGGGCCTTTTTCCAGAGCTTAACTGCCCAATGGATCAAGGTCCTCTTTTTCCTAACCAGGATGGTGAGGATAGGGTATTTGTTTATTGCCTGTCTTGTCAATACAAGAAAATACTTGGAACAAAAGATTACGAAGACATAGTAAGGGCGGTGGAAAATGCTGGATGAATGTAAGAATGGGCAATGCGCCTGCGAGCAAGAAGAAAACTTCTTTCATGTTAAAGTGATTCCGCAAAATAGTTCGAAAGAAGAAGAGACCTTTTCCTCATATGAGTTTCAATCAAATGCTATATTAGAGAAAGACGCCATGGGGCGTGAAATATTCTGGAATGATATGGGGAGGCCATAATGGAAGAAAAAGAATCTCAATCAATAGAAGATAACCTTCCTATGGTGAACTATATAATGCTTCACCGTATTTATGATATGCTAACAATTATGGCCAATAAAGCAGATCCTGAAAAGACAGCAAAGATGATTGAATACCATGAACAAGGATTCTTACTTGGACCCGCACCATCATTTGCTCCATCTGAAGAATCTGTCGACTAGAATGCTTGACATATAAAATATTCCATATTACAATTAAGATGTGTAGGTGACGGCAGCAATGTCTCCCTATATAATGTGTAGCAATACACTAGAAAAGCCCAATCGGATCCGCCTCTGATTGGGATTTTTTCTTTTTTGACGGTATAATGGATAAGGGAACTTACCCGCATAAGGAGAAAATATGCTACGCACAAGAAATTTAACTTTAAACGCAACAGCTCAAGAACTAACCATTAACGATATGATAAATACAACAAATACCATATCTGTACAAAACACTGACGCTTCTGCCCCAGTATACATTGGCAACGAATCAGTTACTTCATCTAATTACGGAATTAAATTATCGGCTGGACAAATCTGGAGTGCAGATTTAGGTCCTAATGATCAAGTTTATGCAGTTGGAACTTCAACAGCCTCTATCTTGATTTTGGAGAGATAAGATGCCATTTACATTTACATCAACAGGCGGTTCTGGTGACGGAACCCCAGGAGCAAACGGTAAAGATTCGCTATTTCTAGGTACATGGAATAGCACAACAGCATTCCTAGAAGCACACCAAGGCGGCCCAGTAGGTTTGGCAGATGGAGACTGGTGGGCTTTTGTAAAAGACAATGAAAACCCAAATAAAATTTATGTAGTTCGTGAAGATCCTAATTCTGCAACTGGTTGGGTTATTGACGATAATGAACATTTTGTTTTACCAGCAGGTGCCGATGGCGCAGATGGTGCGGATGGCTCATCTACATTACTAAAAGGTTCTTTTAATTATTTTGGAGACTTGAATGTTACTGTTACAGATGCAAACATTGGTGACACATATTTAGTTTTACTTGCAAGTGCAGAAAGCCTTGCTGGAAATCTTTGGACATGGAATGGAACAGGTTGGACTAACGCAGGTCAGATTCTTGGACCGCAAGGTGAGCCAGGAGAACGTGGAATTAGCGCATTGTCTTGGACATATAAAGCACAAACAGGCGTTGTCAACGTTGACCCTGGTAATGACTACTTAAACTTTAATGCCGATCCTTTTACTTCGTCTACACAAATAAGAGTAGATGATAATCCTTACGGCTTAAATACAACTCTGCATGATTTATTTTTAAGCATTCAGGGTGGCTATTTATCTGTAACCTCTCAAAGTGATCCTTCATCTTATGCAACTTTTGAAATAGTTTCATGCGTAGATGGAACAGCTACAAACGAAACTATAGACGGAAGCTATGTAATATTTAACGTATCATTAGTCAGTACCTACGGAACAATAAGTAGCGAAGATTTTGTTACGCTATCTTTAGCACCTGCTGGTCAACAAGGTGAACCTGGTACTCCTGGTAATCCTGGTGCAGATGCACTCTGGGATTATCTTGGAGAGTATAACGGGGGAACAACGTATAGTGCTGGAGCAGTTGTTACATATGATGGACAACTCTGGTATAGAAATGTTTATACATCTGCTGGATATGTTCCTGGTGTTAACAATACCTACTGGGACTTGCTTGCAGCCAAGGGTGCCGATGGTTCTGGAAGCGCAGACATTGCAGACTTTGTTTTTACAAATGTTGATGGGGGTGAAAGTTCAATAAGTTTACCTGGCGATAAAAGAATGCGAATTGAAGCAGGAGTAGACAGCGATTTATATATAACTGCTGGAGATGATATCTTTATTGAAACCCTTGGCGAAGGAGATGACATTCATCTTAATGCAGCAGATGATATTCGTTTTACAACAAATAACCAAAATGCTCCGACTGGTGGAGCACTTCCACAATGGACAATGAATTCAGAGGGACAACTACACCTACCTGGTGCAGGTTATATTGAAAACACTTTAAGTAATTCTGGTGACGGATATGGAAATGACACACTTAAACTTGTGCCAGATGACGATTTAACTTATGAAGGTGGAGATCAGTATATAGTTATTGATCCAACTGCTCCAAATCATATTCATATTCGTGCAGGAGGAGCTCAAGATGCCTCTACTGCAGACTTATTCCTTGGGGCAGAAAGAACGGGAGTACAGGTAAGTGATGGCTCTGGTAATGTAATTATTAGATCAAAAAATCCAGATCGAGTAGACATTTACGCAAACTCTAACAGCACAAGCAACACACAGTTTATTCATGCAACTGGTGCAAATATTCTTGTTGGTGATACTGTGCGTTTATACACAGGAGGAGATACATTTACAGTAACTTCGGTTAGCGAAAGTGAAGGTGCAATGACGGTTGTTGCTGAAGGTCTCACATTTATACCTGGAGAAGCATATACATTCACTAGAACTATGGGTGAAGATAGATGGATGTTCCAAACCAATGGAATTACATTCCCTAACAATACTGTTCAAACCGATGCTTTCGAAGGTGGAGCAACAGGAACATTTGAAACTCCAGACAATAAATTAGTCACAGTTACTAATGGAATCATTACATCTATAGATCCACTAACTTAATAACTAACTATAAATAAGAAAGGGATCCGCAAGGGTCCTTTTTTTATTATATATACAATATAGACAATACCGACATATAGTGCAATAAGTGCGAAAAAAGTGCTTCGGCGCTAGAGATACTCTTTATAAATTACTGGAATGGGCCTATGTGTATAAAGGCTATGAGCAACTGCTATTCTATGTAGGCCATCGCAGATAACATTATCTTTTTCAGATAGCTCTACTGGCGTGAGAACCCAATGGTCTCTAATTGATATATAAAGAGAAGTTCTGATATTCTGATTAGGTTCTCTTGGATAAGATTTGTGGGAATTCCTAAGCCTGGATTTATAGATCTTATCCTCTATATCTTTAATATTATCTTTATTTAATTCTTGGTTGTCTAATATATAATCCTTTAACTCTTGAGGATCAATTCTGAAATTATTTTTAATTTCTTCTGGTGTTAAATAAAAAATAGACATTAAACTATTTTATCATTACATACATAAAAGTGCGTCGGCGAAAGAAGAGCCCATATCTGCATCTGTGATCATTTGAGAAGTATGTCTTATAAGCCCTCTACGGGGGTTTTCCAGCCCTAACGGGTTATATTTGGTATCTCCGATACTAAGACCCCAGAAAAGGGCGGGAGAATTAAGATATGGAATTCCTATTCGGATTTGAAGCTTTTTATATATACAACTATAGAGGATAATATAACCAGAGACATTACTGGAACAATAGAGTAATATACGCCAAGATAGATCATATCTAGTATAGACCCAAGGAATGAATTAGAACTGTTCATTGTCTATATCTTCATTAAGGTCAAAATCAAAGAAGTCTTCTTGCTTTCCCGCCCAATTTAAAAATTTATTCAAAGCTACACCTGACAGGATTGCTGTCGCAATTAGCATAATTAAAGCAGATATCTTTTTCATTTGCAGTTGCAGTCTTTCTTTTTCATTTTCCACCACATCCAGATATGATGAATAGCCATTACCCCCATGATAATCCACATGAGTTGCATTTCAGTTATTCCTGAACCTGTGGCTAATAATACATTCTCGTGATCGTGCATATTAATATTATACCATAATCCTAGTCAACTGCAATTCTATCTGCATGATCATCACAATAGTAGATCTTAGTTCCATTTAGTGTTACTTTAGATGTATATGATAGCTTATCGCAGTATGTACAAAATTTCATGATGCCTTCTTTCCGTGCTTTCTCATATATGTTCTTGCTCTGTGGCAATTAGAACATACTACTTCACATTTGGCTATCTCTTCATCTATTCGTTTCTTAGATAACGTATTGATTAGTTCCGCCACATTTGCTTGCTTCCGCCCACGCACATGATCAAAATCCATCATATAGTATGGGTACCAGACCTTGCAATCCATACATGGGTTCTTTTCTTTTACTTCTTTTAAATAACGTGCCAGAGTTTCTTTTTGTTTCTTAATTGATATCTTCTCTGGAGACATAGCTTAATTATATAACACTATATTTATTAGTCGACTAGGATTTAAGATTTAACATAATGTTAATAAAATTTTTTTTACCAAAGCTTGCATTCTTTCTCCAAATGCATAACGGTCTTTGTATTTACATTCCACATCATCATCTGACCCTTTTTGATCCGTCTTTGACATGCTTCACAGGTAGTATCTCTTAAAGACTTTAATTGACGCCAGTCATATGAATTGTCAAATGGATTTCCCGCCACTTTATCTCTAACATTCGCATATTCCCAATTTATTCTTTTTCCCATTTTGCTTTTCCTTAATCCTTGGTGGTTTGCTATACAAACCCTACGGGCATGCATATAGAAATTATGCATATCCCCGAAATCCTACGACTTTTGGTGCGGATTCATCGGTTGAACCTTTTACGGCCAGCTACCTTGGTATGGTTGCTACACAAGTTTAAACCCTTGATGCGATCTCCGAAAACTGCTGTGCTAGAGAAGTATAACATTTGGGATTTTCAAAAGTCAATAGATCAAAGTCATTTTTGAGAAAATGTTAATATATTTTTAATTTGTATGATACACACCATTTTTAATGTCCGATTTGTCCGATAGTGCGCCCATAATCTTTTTACCTTGAGCGTGAGTGTGAGCCTTATCACAAAAATACTTTGCGAATACTAGCGAGTAACCCCCCTAAATGTCAGTCCCCCCTGCTAGGATTATAGTATAAAGAAAATCAAGAAAGGTTCTTGATAAAGAAAGGAAAACAAAATGTTTTCACTAAAATACACAGTAGGCTTAGGCTCTACTACCCTCCTAGTTCCTAGCGAGGAATACGCTAACGAGTATCTAGACCTAGTCTCACAGACTAGAGTTA